AGCCAAGAGTTGCTCTGTGGCGTTGTCAAAGTATGTAAAGAAACAAGGCATTAAGAATGTAGTTTTAGCGACTTGTCATGAGGATATACTTAGTTGGTTAGAGCCTGACTGGGTGTATTGTACTGACACTCAAGAGCTAAAAAGGGGGTTACTTCGGCAACCTATACAAGTTCAAGTATACCGATGCGATAAATCTTTGTGGACAATGTTTGCGAAACATCATTATTTAACAGCAGAGATACCTAATGCGATTAGGTGTTTTTGTTGCATATGGGAGGGTCAACTCGTAGGTTTCGGAGCAAGCATCAGTCTACCGGGCAAGATACCACCCTTATATGAAGGTGATACAAGAAAGAAATGGCGTGGATGTAGGACAGTTGTGCTTCCTGACTTTCAGGGTCTTGGCATAGGTGTCAGGTTTTCAGATGCCATTGCAGACATACACATTGAGGATGGCTACAGGTATTTCTCGAAGACAGCACACATGAGAATGGGCGAATATCGACAACACAGCCCATTGTGGAGAGCTACTTCTACTAATTTGGTTGATCGACAGAAGGCTAGACGAAAGAATGTTAAGAAAGAATGGCACCACATGACTTTGGATGTAGATAGGATATGTTATTCGCATGAATACATAGGTCCTGACAATAAATCCTATGATCCTCAGTGGAACAAACAAGAATTTATACAAAATGATTTATTTGGAGAACAAAACAAATAATGGAACATGAATGTCCTGAACAATTTGAAGTTTGTTTCACTCAAGATGATTGGATTAACTTTGTTATTGATTATGAGTTAGAAATTATGGATGAAGTTGGTAATTTACCAATTAGTACACAGGGTGATGCAGAGGCAGCGATTAATTTTACATGGGAGCTTTTATTCTTATCACCTTGGGAATTAGTATATATAGCACTACCAATGAGTGTATTAGCGTTTTATGGATTAACAATATATGGAATATTTAAGTATATACAAAGGAAATTTAAGTAATGATCTATTTGGAGAACAAACATGAAATGTTGGCATTGCAAAGCTGACCTCATATGGGGTGGAGACAATAACATCGTAGATGAGGATGGTCAGTTTATGTTGGAAACTAATTTGCACTGTCCTGACTGTGATGCACAGGTGATCGTCACCACACCTATCGCCACAGCTATCAAAGATGAGGAAGGCGAAGACTCAGAGGCGTTGGACTAATGATAAACAATAAAGTTGCAAAGGAGAGCATCGTAGATGTAGGGATTGGACTAATCATATCCTTTCCAATAGCGTTTACTGTCCTGACCTTCACGACAAACATGGAGTTCAGTGTGGGTGCAACTGCCCTAACACAGACATTGGTTTTCACAGCACTGGCATTGCTCAGGAAGTATTGTGTGCGACTCTTTTTTTTAAAGAACGATGCAAAAAAAGGGTATAGTGATGAAAGTGGTGATGTATAATGATTTATACTTTTATGTATAAAACGATAATGGTTAAGGGTATAGTGTGGCAAACAGGGTATAGTAAAGGAAATGCCACCCTGTGAAGAAACCTATATAGAATAAGGGCTAGAGCCTATAGGTAGTGTTAGGTATATACTTTATAAGAGAATAAATATATATAGTACATAACAGCATAAAGTAGCGTTTATACGAGGTATATGTCAGGGGTAATGGAGGTAGCTATACACTGTGCACTGTACACTGATAGATTTTAATATGGCGTAAGCCAAGGAGTAGATAGAATGACTGAGAATAGAGAAATAGTAGAAAGACGAAGGCAAGAGATAGCAAAAGAAAAAGAGCAATCAAAAGTGCTTGGTTTATCTCACACGATTGGTGACGATCATTGGATTCACACATTGACTGGTGGCAAACAGATCAAAGTTTTTACAGATCGTAGAAAGAAAGATGAAGTAGTCTTTGAGGGAATAAAGTAATGTCAGCGATTAAAAACATACCTGAGTGGATTCAGAAAATTGTTAAAGAACAATACGATGTCACGATATACTTGAACGATGGTAAAAAGTTTCCTAATGGGAGTTCGCACATCATGGTTCAATTAAAAAAGATTAAGAAGATTAACAACAGGTATCTATCAGGTACAGATATTAATGGTCAGTCTTATGAGTTTAGTAGCGTGGAAGATTTTAACTACGAGGTGAAGAAGATATATTAAATGGGTAGACCAAAGAAGGAGAAGAAACAAATCAGTGAAACTCCAAAGCAATTTGAGAAGGACACTGAGCTAGGCTTGACTGAAATGCAGAACGCATTTGTTTGGCATTACACTGAGGGTTCTTGTTCACAAACAGAAGCGGCGAGGCGAGCAGGATATGAGTTTCCTGCAGTAGCCGCTAATAAGATGCTCAATGGTAAAGATCAACCACATGTCACCAAAGCTATAAGAATAAGACAGGATGAATTAGCTGAGAAGTATGCGATCACACCACAAAAGACTGGCACGATGTTGTGGAAGATCACTGAAGAAGCGTTTGAATCAGGTCAACTTAATGCCGCTGTGTCTGCTATCAAGGAGCTAAATCAACTGGCAGGTCTGTCGGTTCACAAGACTCAAAACCTGAACATCAATGCCAACATTGATAGCATGTCTAGGGATGATATAAAGAAACGCCTAGCCAAGCTTTTAGGAGCCGACAGCGATACTTATTCACCAAAGGACTTATAAAAGAATAACTAAGTATTGGCGACCTCTTTGTTTCTTTCTTAAATATCTGAAAAAAACCCTTTTTTCTAAAAAAGCACCTAAGATCAATAACTTACGCCTGTATTCATATGTATTCTTTTGTGTAATCATTTGCACATCTGTGTGCATAGGTGTCACAGCCTGAGCCAAGCGATCCAAAGGAACCCTATTAGAATGGGCATTTACCTAGGATCAAGAAAACGATTGACCCCTACACCCCCAAATGCAGATCGGCTCGCAGGCTTACAGTTATAGCTAAGTTAGGTACACTGAATCACCAAAAAAATTCAACGAAAAAAAATATCAAAAAAAATTTTGCAAAAAAATTTGTGTAAAATTTTGCACAAAAAAAACCCTCCATTGCAGAGGGTCTTTTCTTTGGTTCAGGATCAGTAGTTCATCGACCAGTCATCCAACTTGCCTTGCTTCTTTAACTCCAAGCCTTCTTGAATTAAATACCACCACTGTTGCCAAGTCTTGTTCCTAGCCAACTGGTCATAATCACTAGGTGGGTTACCATCAATACCAACCCACCTATCTGAAGTCCAACAACAACCATCCCACCATCTTTCATCAAGGACAAACTCATCATTCTCTTTTGCCCACTCCAACACCTTGCCCTCCCAATCAATCTTTTCCTTGGGCTCCCTAACTGGAAGTGGATCAAGATACTTGGTGGTTCGTTTCTCCTCAGAGTGAACTCGCTCATACTGTCGAATCTCTTTCTCGACTTTGGCGAGATTGGTATTTGCAAGTTTGAGTTTCTTGCTCCAAGCCTTTTGTCGTTTCAACATTCGCTCATACCTTTGAGCCACTTTGTTGATTCGCTTCTTCACCTTGGTTACCTTTACCATCTCACCAACATCGAAGTTTGCTTCGATCTCAGCCATTTGCTTTTCGCTCAATGGATGCCTTGGAAACTGATGGTGTTCATAACCATAACTGTGCATCAGTTCGTGAGCAAACAGTTGGCTCATACTATACAGACTCATATCATCAGCCATCGACAAGTGCATGTCATGACCATTGCCATAATACTTACCTAAGTAAGCGTGACCTGAATAACCATATGACTTTTGCCATATCTGTATATTCAAGTTTTTCCAATACGAGAGCTTCCCCTCATCCTTCGCTATTTGGTTATGTATAAAACTAAACAACGATCTCAACTTTCCAGTATCAAAACTAGAAGTGTTTTTAATTATTTTCATATGCTTTCCCTTATGAAAATTGGGCAATTCCATATTTTTATGAAACCTTGACCCAAGTGTATTATAACATAGTTTATACATTTGTGCAAATTTGTACACATGACCCAATCCAATAAATTTGACTTTTTGCAAAAAATTACACATGCCTTTATACTCTTATGATGGTGAACTCACGAACAAAGGGAGCATCGTTTGAGCGACAGGTAGTGAAGATTCTGAATGATTTTTTTGCAG